CTAAGACGGCACTGATCAAACAAGCTGAAATCTCGATGGATACATTAAACCGAGCTATCAAAGGTAAGTCAGTGCAAATGTCGACAGTCGTTGGTATCTGCTATGCGTTGTGTGTCGATGATACCGAAAGTCACGACTTTTGGGAAACAGATTACTACAACCCTAAATTAGATAGGAGGTAGCTATGAATAAAAGACAATTATTAGAACTAGCTAGTTGTTGCTTATGGATTTTAGCGCTCGGCTTGTCCGCAGGTATAAGTTTATTCGTGATGTTATCCCTGGTGCTTCTAGCATTCTAGGAGGTCGCCATGAACAAGATGTGTATCACAGTAGCGGAAGCTGCGGAGCTTGCTAGCGTACCGCAAGCCGTTATCCGAGAATGGGCGCAAGATTTTGACTTCCCGTCCATGAAAATCGGTAAGCGTGGAGGTAAACGCCTTATCCACGTTGATTCGTTTAATGCTTGGCTTGCTAAACGATGCCAGGCACGAATAGGAGAGTAGACATGATGAAAGTAGTTTATGTGCTTCGTATCATCGCAGCCATATTAGTAGTAGGAACTGTCGGTTCTGTTGAAATTGACCGTATCGATTTATGGACAGGAATGTGCCAGGGTTTACTAGGTATCACGCTTTGGTTACTTACTGGTTACTGGATTGAGGAGCTAAAAGAATATGAACGATAAACGATGCTCCTTCTGTAATAAAAGGATTAAAGGTCCTTACACAAATTGGTCGTATTTAACAGGTAAGCCCCGTATCGTGTGCGATAACTGTAAAGACATACACCCTTGTGTAAATAGAATAACACGTTTATCCAAACGTGCCTAGTGAAAGGAGATGAGGACATTGCGAGATTGTACAACGTGCCCTAATAAAGATTACTGTATTCCTGATGAGTGCGAATACCTGGGCACAAAAAAAGCACCCCCAAAGCACGGCAATGCTAAAGGGCGCATAGAAAAATATCCATTTAAAGTATATCACATCGTGAAGCCGAAAGGAAACAGAACAATGATCGAGTTAAAAATCACAGTAGATAAAGCAGTTGAATTAGAACAAGAAGTGAAAGACCTATACCAATCTATCGTAGGCGCTCCTGTTAAAGAAGAAAAACCGGCTAAGAAGGAAGCTCATAAAGCTGAACCAATTAAGGAAGAACCTAAAGCTGAACCTGCTAAGGAAGAACCTAAAGTGGAAGAAGCTAAAACTGAAGAACCTAAAGTAGAAGTTCCTAGCCTTGAAGCAACTCGTGAAGCAGTGAAAGACGTAATGGCGAAAGCTACTGACAAAACGAAAGCTAAAGGCGAATTCAAAGCCTTCTTAGATAGCATCGGCGCCGAAAAGGTAACATCTGCTACCGATGAACAACGTATTCAAATTATGGAATGGGTGAATAGCCGTGGCTAAGAAACACGCCTTACTAGGTGCATCCAGTAGTGCCAGGTGGTTAGTATGTACTCCTTCAGCAAGACTAGAAGCGATGTTCCCTGATGAACAATCACCGTATGCTGCGGAAGGAACTGTAGCACACGACCTGGCTGAATCAATTCTGCGGCATAAGCTTGAAGGCAAAAAAGCCCCTAAGCTTGATGATTATTCCGCTGAAATGATAGAAGCGGTTAATCGATATGTCGACATTTGCGAAGAGAAGGTAAACGAAGCTCGTGCTCGTTCCTCTGATGCGGAAGCCATGATTGAAGCACGGCTCGACTTCTCTAGGTGGGTACCTGAGGGCTTTGGTACTGGTGACATGGTAATCGTAGCGGACGGCATCCTGGAAGTGATTGACCTGAAGTATGGTAAAGGCGTTCCTGTTAGCGCCGTTGAAAACACACAAATGAGGCTCTACGCGTTAGGTGCTTACGATGTAAACGAATACTTATATGACATTAAAACAGTTCGTATGACGATCGTTCAGCCAAGACTTGATAGTGTGTCTACCGATGAAATGTCACTTGAAGAACTCCTTGATTGGGGCGAAGATATCAAACCAATCGCACAACGTGCTTGGGAAGGTGAGGGCGAATGTACGCCTTGCGATTACTGTAACTTCTGTAAAGCACGGCACACCTGCCGGGCATTAGCAGATACTTGCCTTGATACATTCTATAAGAATGGAGGTAAGCTCAATCAATTACTTACTGATAGCGAAGTATCTGACATCCTGGGGATGAAAGATTTAATCACAAAGTGGATTAAAGGTGTTTACGATTTCGCTTACGAAAAAGCCTTATCGGGTGAGAAGCAATGGCCTGGATATAAATTAGTCGAGGGTACATCAAGACGTACCATAACGGATCCGGACGCTGCTGCTAAAACATTACTCGATAATGGCTACAAGGAAGAAGACATATTTAAACCACGTGAACTTGAAGGTATCACAAATCTACAAAAGGTACTCGGTAAAAAGGGCGTTGCCGAATACTTAGAAGCATATATCGAAAAGCCGGAAGGCAAGCCTACGCTTGTACCGGAAAGCGATAAACGCCCAGCAATCAATACAGTTGAAACAATGATGAATGAATTTGAAGATGAGGTATAAGAGATGAACAAAACATTAACAACAGCATTGGCAATTTCCGCGTTGGCAGTAAACGTAGCTGGCGCAACTAGTAACAACACAGTAGGCGGTACAGATAATACTATTTCCGCAACGTCTACAAGCTCCGCAGTATGGGGCTTCCAAAATAACATCGACGCTAACAATGCGCTAGCATTTGGTACAAACAATACTGTAACTGGTGAAAATGGTTTCGCCGGCGGTAATAATGCTACTGCAGCAGGTCGTAACTCCTTCGCTTTTGGTTCTCACGCCGAAAGTTTGGTGGAGTACACAGTAGCCATCGGCAATCAAGCTCGTGTGTCTAGCTACGACAGTGTAGCTATCGGTAATGGCGCGTTCGTATCAGGCGAGTCTTCTGTAGTATTAGGCAGAACTAATAATGTTACAGGCGCTGATACTGTGGTTATCGGTGCTAACAACGGCACAGTGGCTGGCGGCCAAAGTGCCATTGTAGGATACAACAATAAAATCGGTGCTGACAAAGAGCAACTAGTTTTCGGTTCTAACTCCGAATCTAATGGCCAAGGTGCTCTTACATTTGGCACTCATGCCAAATCCTTAGCCACTGACGCCGTTGCATTCGGCAACAATACGATTGCTGACCAAGCGAATTCGGTGGCAATCGGAACAAACTCTGTTACAGATAGCGCCGTTGGCGTTGACGGCATTACTATAAACGGTACTCGCCACGTTTTCGCCGGAGAACAGCCGGCAAGCGTAGTAAGTTTTGGTTCTAAAGCCCGCGCTGGTGCTGGCGGAGTAACTCAGTACAACCGCCAACTCACGAATGTTAGTGCAGGCCAAATCTCCGCTGATTCATTAGACGCTGTGAACGGCTCCCAGTTGTTCGCTGCGATTGATGAAATCGAAACAAACGCTAAACAAATTAACAACAATAAAACAGCGATTGTTAAGACACAGAACAATTTAAAAGACCTAGCCGTTGGTGTTCAAATGCTTGGCGACGTGGTGAGTGATCATGAACAAGCTATCGCAGGTAATACTACTGCAATCAATAACAACGCTAACCGCATCAATGGTAATACATCTGCTATCAACTCCCTTGGCCAAAGGGTATCTGCTAATACAGCGGATATCAGAAGCCTTGAACATGTAGCAGACAATCATGAAGGTCGTATCACGACCTTAGAAAATCGTTCTTTGGGCTTAGCGAATGACATTAACAACAAGGTCAACAATCTTGGCCAACGTGTTAATAAGTTAGGCGCAAGTTCCGCAGCACTTGCTGGCTTGCATCCACTCGATTTCAACAGAAATGACAAAGTCAGCTACGCTGTAAGTTACGGCCATTACCGTAACAGTAACGCCGTAGCGCTCGGCGTATTCGCAAGACCTAATGAACGTATCATGCTAGGCTTTGGTGCTACGCTAGGCGGTGAGAACCAATACACCGTAAACCTTGCGTTCAAAACAGGCAAAGGTTCTGATTACCTTGCCGAAGCTAAAGATGCGCAAAGCCGTATTTCTAAACTTGAAGCACTCGTAAACAAATTAATGACTGAAGTAGAAGCTAACAAATAATTCATTTAAAGAAGGAGACCGTAACAATGGCTAAATTAACAACTGGTATCGTAAGACTTTCCTATGCAAACATCGCTCAACCTCGTAAAAACGACGACGGCAAAGCAAAATATAGCTCTCTAATCATCATCGATAAAACAGATAAGAAGACAATCAAAGCATTTGAACGTGCGATTGAAGAACTTAAAGCGGATCCAAAAGCAGTAGCTAAGGTGGAAGGCAAAGCAGCATACCTTAAATTGAACTTACGCGATGGTGATACAGATGAAGCAGTAGCTGACCAACCTGAAACATACGCTGGTAAATTCTTCATCAATGCGAATAGCGATAAACAACCTATCGTATTTACTCGTGACAAAATCAAAATGGACCAATTCGACATCGAAGAAGAAATCTATTCCGGTGTGTACGCGCAGGTCGCGTTATCCGTATTCGCTTATAACTTCAATGGTAAAAAAGGTGTAGGCTTTGGTCTAAATGGTGTTCGTAAAGTTAAAGATGGTGACCGCCTAGGTGGTGTTCATGTATCTGCTAGCGACTTCGGTGACGATGATTTAGGCGACCTAGACGATGACGATTTAATCTAAGGAGGCATATATGGAGCTCAGTATTGATGTGGAAACGTATTCTGACTGCCCTATTAAATATGGGGCTCAGCGATACGTTGATGATACAACATTTGAAATACTGCTCTTTGCCTATAGCTTCGATGACGAACCGGTCGAAGTAATTGATATGACAAAGGATCTACTACCCGAAAGGGTGGTGGACGCTTTGTATAACAAGGAAATTACAAAGACCGCCTTTAACGCAGCATTTGAAATGCTGTGTCTTAAAAAGTACTTCCCTGATGCGGATTACACGAACTGGGAATGTACCTCTGTACTAGCGTTATACTGCAGTTTACCTGCGAGCCTTGATAATGTGTCTAAGGCTTTACGATTAGGTGAAGCCAAAGATGCAAGAGGTAAACGCTTAATTCAATTCTTCTCTGTACCACGTAAGCCTACTAAGACAAATCCTAAGACACGAAATATGCCAGAGGATGCGCCGGAGAAATGGGCGGAATATATTGAATATAACCGTCAAGACGTAGTAGTAGAGAAGGCAATTCGTAAACGCTTACTTTCGTTAAAGCCACCGGCTATCGAGCACGAGTACTGGTTACTCGACCAAGATATCAACTGGCGAGGCGTGAAAGTAGATATGGAACTCGTCGATGCAGCGCTTGCTTGTAACGACGAAATCGTGGAAGAAGCTACCGAGTCATCTAAGATATTAACAGGATTAGAGAATCCTAACAGTACTGTGCAACTTAAAGAGTGGCTATCTGCAAGATTGGGATATGATCTAGACACAATGCGAAAAGACGATGTATCAAACCTCTTGGCACAGGATATCCCCTCTGATGTACGCAAGGTACTACAAAATAGACAGGTGCTCGGTAATTCCTCCATCAAAAAATACTTGGCTATGAAGAACGCTGTGTGTTCCGATGGTCGTATCCATGGCATGCTCCAGTTTTACGGAGCTATGAGAAGTGGACGATGGGCAGGTCGTGTAGTACAACTGCAGAACCTCCCTCGTAACTACCTAGAAGATTTAGACACCGCTCGGGAAGTTCTTAAGAGCAGAGATGTAGAAATGCTAGACCTACTCTACGGAAACCCTGGTGATGTGATTAAGCAACTTATCCGTACTGCTCTTATAGCAGAAGACGGGCACCGATTTATTGTAGCCGACTTTAGTGCTATTGAAGCCCGTGTTATTGCTTGGCTAGCTCACGAGAAGTGGCGCCAGGATGTATTTGCTCAAGGTGGTGACATCTATTGTGCATCCGCATCCAGCATGTTCCACGTTCCTGTTGAAAAGCACGGCGTCAATGGTCACCTTCGCCAAAAAGGCAAGGTAGCAGAACTAGCGCTCGGTTATGGTGGCGGTGTAGGAGCCATGAAAGCGATGGATTCTAAAGGTGAAATTCCTGAGAAGGAGTTACCTGGTATCATCGAAGCTTGGCGACAAGCAAGCCCACGAATTACGAAATTTTGGAAAGATGCAGACAGCGCAGCAAAGCAAGTCGTGAAAACAGGAGAACCCGTACGAATTAGACAGGGCAATATTAAATTCTTTAAATCGAAAGGCTTCCTGTTCATTGAATTATCGTCCGGTCGTAGACTTGCCTATGCAAGACCTAGACTAGGGCTTAACCGATTCGGCAGTGAATCGATTGAGTACGACGGCATGGATCAGGTTAAGAATACATGGGGCAGAGTTGAAACTTACGGCGGAAAGCTCGTCGAAAACATTGTACAGGCAGTAGCAAGAGATTGCTTAGCCGCATCAATGCTACGACTTTCTAAAGCTGGTTACAAGATTGTTGCCCATATCCACGACGAAGTGGTTATCGAAGCGCCAATAGGCGAAGGCAGTTTAGAAGAAGTAATAGATATAATGTGTGAACCTGAGCCCTGGAATGAGGGCCTCATATTAAACGCAGCAGGGTTTGAGAACCCTTACTACATGAAGGATTAGGAGGACAATTCTTATGAAACTCTCAAAACAACAAATTCAACAACAACGCGAAGCAATCGACGGCTTATATGAACTCGTAAAAGATGCACCAGCTAGTGAACGTAAAGATACAGCTATGGCGTACTGCGAAGGATGTATTGCTGCATATGACCTCGCGCTTAAAATATTAAATGGCAAGAAAACAGAAGCTCCTAAGGTGGAAGAACCTGAAGCTACTCCAACAGTAGAAGAGAAACCTGAAGAAAAGCCTAAGCGTAAACGTACTACTAAAAAGAAAGAAGTAGAAGATCCAGTAGTTGAGGAAACTCCTGAAGAAGATGATTTAGACGATTTGTTATAAGAGAAAGGATATCGCCTCATGAAGGTCTTATTCAATCTACAAGTACAAAGGCTGTATGACCTAGTGCGGCGCAATCAAGTATCGCCTTTTAACCCTGCAAGTTATTACCATGTACCTTGCGAACACTCCTTCGCTAACCTATGGCCTATGGAGTCAAACGGGTTTGGAATAGTGCCTTGCAGGGAATCAGATGAGTTCTATTGCCCAAAATGCGGTGAGCGGATCAACGCTAAGGGGTTTACTGCAGAAGTTGGGTATAGCGCCACAGTTCCTCTCTCCCTAGACCTATCAATCATAGATAGGGGCGATAAATTGGACGTGCAATTTGAGTACGATACGGTGTACGCGGATGGCGATACTGGGATGATTTACAAAGGCTATAAATCTCATGTCATCGATGTAGTACGGTTTGATTTCAAGCAAAGAAAAACATTTACCATACTCAAGAAGCGCTCACTCAGCGACGTAGTCGAAGAAACGACAGTTACCCCGTCAGGCTTTAGCAATTCCCTTTTATCATTAGCTTGGTTTGTAGCTACTCCTGACTGCAGACTGCATAACTACCGGGATGAGTTGAAATGTTTCGCTAAGGTGCTAAAAGAAGTGTTCTTCAAGAAGCTTTCAAATGTAGTCGGATATAAAGTTAAAAGCGTTAGACAAGGCGTACAGGTGTCTAACAATTATGGAGCCTTTGATAACCTACTCCATAACTTAGTATGGAAATTACAAGCACCGGATGCACCGGCTATCAATGACAGCTTAAAGCGTGACTACGACGATTACTATAATCGGAAATTCCCTAACGAGACACTAGGTATGAGCGATGTATTAGAGTTAACGATAAAAGGTGATTCCTTTGTAAAGGGCTTAATCAAGGCTCATAACTTACCTGATACCCGATGGGTTCGTCGGTTATTACACGATAGACCGTTCTTCTATGCGAAGATCATCAAAGTTATGGCTACGTTATTTAAGGACAAGGACTATCAAAAGGCGATGGTCGATGTTATCAAAGATAACGCTGATAATACAAGTTATATTCAGTCTTGGCCTTTATGGCGTGATGACCGTGATTTATCTGTCATTCGTAAATTTGTTAATATCCTTAGCCATCAATACGGCGAGCGCCAGGCGTTCTTATTCATTAGAAATGCGCCTTCCTATCACGATATCAGAGATACAGCTAGTATGTATTTCGAGTTATCGAGAAGTCGCCGTAAAGAGGTATGGGGCAGTCGCATTCAGGTGCGTAACCTACATGACACAATCTCGAGAATGCAAAAGTTTGACAAAGTGGAAGACGAAATCGTGCAGCAACGTAAAGCACATCGTGTGCTAGCTGATATAGTTAACGGTTACCGCTTCACGGCCATCGGTTCTACTCACGGCATCATTGATATGGGCATACAGCTTAATAACTGTGTAAGCTCTTATATCAAAAAGGTGAAAGCAGAAACGTGCGCTATCGTAGGTGTTTATAAATGTAACGAGCCAGTAGCGTGTATCGAAGTTAATCCGAGGAATGATGCGGACGACTTCGTAGAGATACACCAGGCTAAACTTAAGAACAATCGTGGCGTGTATGAAGATCACGATATCAACGGAGCTGTAACGCAGTGGGTAACATCTCACGGCTTATGCGTTCCGGCGTATGTACGAGATATCCAGTTTGCGAAGGGAGGAGCGATGTAATATGGATACTAATATCATCATAGCTACGGGCAGAAGTCGCTCCGCCCGTAGCTGGAAGTCTCATAAAATGACTTGGAGCGAATTGGTCAGTAAATTGGCTGAGCCAACTGTAACGAATGAAACGTCTGCTGAATACGCCAAGATGTCTAAGGCTGATCAAGGCCGAAAGAAAGACGTCGGCGGTTTTGTAGGTGGCTATATTCCCGGTAATGGTAGACGGATTAGAGGGGCTGTTAAAGAGAGATACTTAATCACTCTTGATGCGGATAACTCTGGCGAAGATTTTATCGTAGACCTAGATATGGAATTAGGCGGTATGGAATATGTGCTTTATAGTACACACAGCCACACGGTTGACAATCCTCGTTACCGTGTCATTATCCCAGTAGATAGACCGATGACACCGGATGAGTATCAAGCAGTCTCGAGACGGATTGCTGATAACATCGGCATTGAGTTCTTTGACCCGTCAACGCACCAGGCAGAACGCCTTATGTATTGGCCAAGCCATCCTAAGGATGTGGAGTACGTTTACCAGCACAGCGAAGGCGCACTCGTTTCAGTAGATACCTATTTGAGTACTTACAGAGACTGGCGTGATACGAGCCTTTGGCCAACATCAGAAAAGGAATCACAAATTCGCCTTGCTGCGGCTAAGAAGCAAGGTAACCCATTAGAGAAAAAGGGACTTATCGGTGCCTTTTGTAGATGCTACAGTATCACGGAAGCTATCCATAAGTTTCTCCCTGAAGTCTATGAACCTACAGCCGTAGAAGACCGGTACACCTATGTAGCCGGTAGCTCGGTAGGCGGTTTAGTTATTTATGATAACGATACCTTTGCATACTCCAACCATGCGACTGACCCTATCAGCGGTAAGCTCGTCAATGCGTTCGACCTTGTCCGGATCCACTTATTCGGAGATAAGGACCCAGCCGATGAGACCAGCGTCACCAAATTACCAAGCTACAAAGACATGATTGACTTTGTCAACGAAGACGGCGCAGCACCCATTCTGCTCGATAAAGAACGTATGGCGGATATGGAGTTTGAGGATATCACAGACGATGACGAGGACTTTTTATCGAAGCTTAAGCGTGATAAAAATGGCACCCCTGAATCTGACGTGTACAACTGCCTTGTAGTTCTTAAACAGGACCCTACTCTCAAAGGTAAAATTCGACTCGACGAATTCGCACACCGCTTAGTTGTCATTGACGACCTTCCTTGGCGTGGTAAGGACGAAACCCCGTACTGGACGGATACCGACGATGCATGCTTACGTAACTACTTCGCTACGAAATACCTAATTAAGGGCAAAGGCATCATCGACGATGCGCTCCAGGAGGTAACGCAAGATAATAAGTTCCATCCTGTGCGTGAGTATTTAAAGGAATTAACTTGGGACGGCGAATGTAGACTAGATACTCTCTTTATCGATTATATCGGTGCAGAGGATACCGAATACATTCGGGCCGTTACTCGTAAATGGATGTGCGGTGCAGTAGCTCGTGTTATGGATCCAGGCGTTAAGTTTGATACGGCAATAGTGTTATATGGTTCTCAAGGTTTAGGTAAGTCGCTTATCTTGGAGCGGTTAGGCCGTAAATGGTTCAATAACTCACTCGTTGATATCAAAACCAAAGACGCACTAGAACAAATACAAGGCTCCTGGATAGTCGAACTTGCCGAACTTGCACCTACCTATAAGAACGATAATGAAATCGTTAAAGCTTTTATCAGTCGTACCTCTGACCGGTTCCGTTCTCCATATGGCAGACGTACCGAAGAGTACCCTCGCCAGTGTGTGTTCGCTGGTTCTACTAATAATCTTATGTTCCTTAAAGACCGTACCGGTAACCGCCGATTTTGGCCGATTACTGGCGATAAAGACCGGAAGACTAAGAACTCCTGGGACTTGTCAAAAGATGAAATTGACCAATTATGGGCAGAAGCGTTCGTGTATTGGTCTGAAGGCGAACCATTAGTACTTGAAGGAGCACTTGAAGAGGAAGCCCTTAGAATTCAATTATCCCATACAGAAGGCGGTGAACTCGTAGGTCTTATTGAAGAGTACCTCGAAATGCTGCTTCCTGAAGATTGGGAAACAATGGATATCTACGACAGACGAGATTATGTCGCTAATTATGGCGATGACGATCATTGTGGTTCAGTGCAGCGGGAACGCGTGTGTGCCCTTGAGATATGGTGTGAAGTGCTTGGCGGGGACAGGAAGAACCTGCAGAACGCAAAGGCTAGAGAGATTATTGACATCTTGCAGTCAACGCCTGGATGGAACCCATACACAAAAGGGACAGGAAAGGCACGTTTTGGCAGGCTTTACGGTCCGCAAAGAGCGTTTATAAGGGAAGGTACAGACCTCCTATCAATGTATAAACGAAATCATGGTAAGTAGGTGTGTCCAATTATTTGAGGTGTGTCCAATTATTTAATAGGCACGAATGTTCGTAAAAATAAATATTCAAGCCTATGCATCGATGAATTTTGATATAGTGCAATAATTGGACACACTAAACACGCTTGGACACACTAATCGGACACGGCTAAAAAGCAGATAACTGCTAATCTAAATAGTAAAGTGTATCTAGTGTGTCCAATTATTTATATAAAAATAAAAAAATAAATATATGAATAATTGGGTGTATATATATAAGCGTAAAAAACGCAAATACGCGTATATATATATGTTGGAAAAAAATTGGGCACTTTGGACACACCCCCCCCCATAAATCCAGTATTGGTGCGGGTTCATAGGCGTGTCCGAAGGTGTGTCCAATTATTAAATGAGAACGAGGTGAGAACGTGGAAAAAGACATCGAGCGATGGTTAGGAAATCAACTCAAAAAAATGGGGTGTATATATATGAAATTCGTGTCACCTGGAAATGACGGTGTCCCGGATCGGATTATTGTACTTCCTGGAGGCGGTGTTATCTTTGTCGAATTAAAAGATACAACCGGTAAGCTAATGGCTAACCAACGGGTACAGATTTCACGATTACGAAAGCAAGGCGCTTTGGTGTTTGTGGTAACCGGGATGTCTGATGCCAAGTTATTTGTTGAAGATATGGAAAGGGCGATACATGGACTTTCATCCACACGAGTATCAAAGCATTGCAATACAACGAATCATTGACAATACCCATTACGGATTGTTATTGGATATGGGCTTAGGCAAGACCATATCTACACTCATTGCGATTGAACGGCTTATGTATGATTACTTTGACATTACAAAAGTATTACTCATCGCACCTAAGAAAGTAGCAGAATCTACATGGGCCCAAGAATCGCAAAAATGGAGTGCTACAAGACGTTTAACGGTGGCTAAGGTGTTAGGTTCCGAGAAGGAACGCATACACGCCTTAGAGAGTGATTCTGACATTTATGTGATAAATCGTGAAAACGTGCAATGGTTATATGAGTACTATCATAAGAAAAAATCGTTCCCCTTTGATATGTTAGTCATCGATGAGAGTTCTTCGTTTAAGAACCCACAGGCAAAACGGTTTAAGGCGATACGAAAACTCCGTCCACTGTTTAAGCGTATCGTCATTTTAACGGGTACACCAGCACCGAATACGCTACTTGATATTTGGGCGCAGATGTATCTACTAGATGGCGGTGAACGATTAGGTAAGACGATTACTGAATATCGTACCCGGTATTTTACACCGGACAAAACCAACGGACATGTCGTGTACAGTTACCGGCTACTGCCTGGCGGTGATAAGGCGATATTCAGTAAGATGCAAGATATCTGCATGAGCTTAAAAGCTAAGGACTATCTTACATTACCCGAACGTATCGAGAATGTCATCACAGTAGAGATGAACCCCAAAGAATGGGCACTCTATAAAGAGATGGAACGTGAGCACGTGCTTAGCTTAGTCGATGATGACGACGTAAGTGCATTGAATGCAGCCGCACTCGCCGGTAAATTGTTACAACTAGCGAATGGATCCATTTATAACGATGACGGTGAAATCGTAGTCGTCCATAACGAGAAGATTGAACGCTTGAAAGAATTGGTAGAAACGAATGAAGGAAAACCGATGTTAGTGTTTTATAACTTCAAACATGACCTTCAATCGATTAAAGAAGCGTTCCCGAAAGCCGTTGAGCTTAAGACCGATGATGATGTAGCGGAGTGGAATAAAGGTAACATTCAAATGTTGCTTGCCCATCCCGCATCAGCAGGGTACGGCTTAAACCTTCAAGCCGGAGGCAATATCATCGTATGGTATGGCTTAACATGGAGTCTTGAACAATACCAACAAGCTAACGCACGACTTCATAGACAGGGGCAAACACAGCCTGTGATTATCCACCACCTAGTAACAAAGGGAACGATGGACGAGCAAGTTATGAAAGCCTTAGAACGTAAAGAAGCTGGGCAAGATGCCCTCTTAGAAGCTATTAAATATCGTAAAGAATTGTATAAGGAGTAGAGACATGCAAAAGAAATGTAGACGATGCGGAGACACATTTACAGTAAAAACACACGAGGATTATTGTCCTGAGTGTGAGAAAGTTATGACGCCACCTGGCGCAGGTGTTAGTAAAGAGCTAACGTGTGAGGGATGCGGCACAACCTTCATTCACAAAAAAGAAAAAGCGCAAGGACGTTGGCCTAAATATTGTCCAGAGTGTCTACCTAAATACTCTAAGGTGCCTAAGAAGAAAGACGTGCAAGCTATTGCAGAAAAGGTAGTCAAAACTATTGAGGAGTCTGAAGTTAAGACTATCGAATTGCCTAAGAACGAAGATGTCATCAACCATCCTTCACACTACACACGAGGTAAGATTGAGGTTATTGACTTTATCGAGGATCAACAACTTCCGTATCATCTTGGCAATGTAATCAAGTACATCGCAAGAGCGGGATATAAGGGTGACAAACTCGAAGACCTAAAAAAAGCGCGGTGGTACTTAGACCGATACATCAATGAGGTAATGCAGCATGAGTGACTATAAAGAGAAGGCCTCGGCGTATCTGCAAGATATTAAGATGATAGCCATACGTATTCAATCTCTACGGCAAGATATTCGCAAACTGCAGTATGATATCATCACCTTATCGGCGATTGATTATTCCAAAGACAGAGTATCAGGGGGCGGTACTCCAGTAGGTCTTGAAGGGGACGTAGCAAGACTTGTTGATACAGTAGATGCCAAAAAACGGGAGATAGCAAAGCTTATTGCTAAAAGGGAAGAAGCAAGGGCTTTAATTGAACAGATAGAATGTATACCAGGGCGTATCATATTGTCGCAAGAATACATAAATGGGGCGTTTCCTAAGAAAGTACAAGCGATGATATATTACGAAAAGAGCAGTTACTTCAATTTAAAAAATAAAGCATTGAACGAATTAGGGGAACTCCTTTCATAGTGGAGTACTTTGGAGTGTTTTGGAGTATTTTGGACTTAAATGAACCGACTTGACATAGTATAATGTAGTTGTGAAAGGTGTCATTAGTCATCTAACACAAATCCTCTCTTATACACAACTCGGCAAAAAGCACGGTGATGACGACCGTGCTTTTTGTTGTATGTAGCATGATAAATACAAGGGCCCGTATTTGTGATGTAGGCGATCGCGTAAGCTAAGGAGAGGGAATATGTAAAAATGAAATTTACCGCACAATGAAACCAGGGCGAGCCGAATATGTCCACAACACATCATTAAGCTTATACATTATGAGCTCGCCCTGTATCGTTGTACGCTGACATCTGATGACTAGAACTAGTAGTCCTCCAATAACTATATAGCCTAACAACAACCAACTAGTCATCGGATTTGAGCGTACAAAGTATTAAAGGTGAGAAGGTATGAGCACAGAAGTCAAATGCATTAAACGTAAATGCCTGAATAATAAGAACGGCGTTTGCACGGCGCAACTAATTGAATATGACGGCCTGTGTCAAACGTATATCACACACGACCACGCACACAAAAGTAATTGTGGATTATGCACTCGTTCGCACGGCCGATTTAAGAGAAATAGCCGTGATGTATTAAGATAGCCAGGAGGTGAGATAGTGGCTGGG